GCAGGACGCCGCAGAATTCGTTGTAGCGGCCTATGCTCGAAACAACCAAGACGTACTCGCAGAGGCTGAATGCCTGTGGCTGAGGCGCTCCCAATCAGATTCAGCGTACCTGTATCTGATGTCACTGTTGACTACTCCCAGTCTGCGTGACTGGGTGCATTCGCTGCACGAGTACCATAAACAGCACATACAGTGGATACAGGAGCACCCAGACAATGGCGAAGATGACTGCAAAGGAAATGAGCCTGCGGGCGATTGAGTTATACTACGAGGGGAAACATGATGAACTTGAAACTATTCTGGACGCGCTGCGTGAACGAGCACCCAAAACACATCGAAGAACGGTTGAGCATTTGGATTCTCTCATTCACGACAATGCTATGCTGGATGTAGTGGGGGAGATTGAGTTATGGCCCTAAGAAAGATTACACGGGCACAGATTCGCTCCGTGGCTATTAAGCTTGCCAAAGACCAGGGAGGTATATGCCTCCTTTGTGGTAAACCTTTGGACTTCACAATCAAGGGGGTAACTGGTGATTCTGTTGTCGTTGACCACGATCATATTACTGGGCGTATTCGGGGTGCTCTTCATCGCTCGTGCAATGGAGGGGAAGGCAAAGTGGCATCTGCCGCTGGGCGCTGGATTGTTGGTAGCATGCAATCTTCTGGGGCTATTGCTGAATCTCTACGTAGGGTCGCCGATTACCTAGACCGTGAACCTACGGATATGCTATACTATACGCACAAGACGCCGGAAGAATTGGCACAGGCACAGAAGCTCAAGGCCCGCAAAGCCAGAGCACGACGCAAAGCACGGGAGACTATTAAATGAGTAAGTTAAAAGTTGGTGACAAAGTAGTACGTAAGCACGAGGACCGCAACAACAACTGG